CCAAGCGTATGTGGATGTAAGTGAGGGTACAGATGTTCACCAGTATACTGCTAATATTATCGGATGCAGCCGACAAGAAGCAAAGGCACATACCTTCAAACCTCTATACGGCGGCACCACCGGAACAACAGCCCAACAACGCTACTACAGAGCCTTTAAAGAAAAGTATGAAGGAGTTACCCTCTGGCATGACAAGCTCCAGCGAGAGGCCGTTAAAACGAAGCAGATCACCCTTCCAAGTGGTAGGCAGTACGCCTTTCCATCTGCGCGGTGGACGGAGTGGGGTACAGCCACAAATCGTACAGCAATATGCAACTACCCTGTGCAGGGTTTTGCTACCGCTGACCTGCTTCCTACTGCTCTTGTTCGCTTGAGCAAGATGATGAGAACCAGAGAACTTAAGTCAGTTATTTGTAACACGGTACACGATTCTATTGTGCTTGATGTACACCCTGATGAAAAAGACGCTTGTATCAAACTGTTAGAGTATGCAATGTTATCGCTACCTACAGAGAGCATAAACCGATACGGAGTTGAATACGATATGCCTGTTGAAATAGAATTAAAGATAGGTAAGAATTGGCTTGACACTGAAGTAGTAAACCTGTAGTATCATTCTACAACCCTGAAATAGGAGCATGAAAAATCATGGAAACAGGAACAGAAGTAATGGAACTAGACAACATGGACGCAATCGTTGCAGCATTTAACAGCGACGATGCTGAAGCACTTATGCAAGCAAGTGGGCAGGGCGGTAATTCAAACCGTCAGGTAGGCTTGCCACGAATTAATATCAACTACGATGCAGAGACAGAGGACGGTAAGTCCCTGACTCGTGGCTCGTGGAAGATGTATCTTGATGGCAGGTTCTTGTATGCCGATAAGGTATCGATACGCCCAATCTTACGCACGTTTGAATACAGCCTTTGGGATCAGGACACAGGTACTTTCTCTTCCAAGACAGTCCAGAAGACAAGCCTGTCGGGTATGTTCCCAGCAAGTGATGGCGTAAACAAGGCGGGACGATTAACCCGTGATGAAGAAGACAAGCTGTCAAAGGATGACCCTGACTATCTAAGGTCACGTGCTGTTGTCTGTAATCAGGTAATCTATGCTAAGATCAGCGGAACATTTAAGGATGCTGATGGTGTAGTTACAGAGATTGCTGATCAGCCTATTGTTTCATACTTCAAACGTTCTGGCTACAAGCCTATTGGCGACTTCATCGATAGCTTGGCAAAGCAAAAGAAACTGATGCAGAAGTGTTCTGTTTCGCTGACCACCCACAAACACAAGAATGGCAGTGTAACATACTGGACTCCTGTCCCTGCGTTAGAGGGTGAAGTTAGCATCACAGATGAAGACAAGAAGCTAATGACAATGTTCGCTGAAACTGTAAAAGGTCACAATGAAAACATTATGAATCAGAACCGTGAAGCTATGAAGCTAATCGCTGATGATGATGATGTCGATTTGGCAGCGGATTTTGACAATGCTAACGCTGCTTAAAATACAAGACCACATGATTAATGCTTTGCGGGGGGAAACTACTGTCTCCCCGCAAGCAGTTAAAGACTTTGCTGAAGAGTGTACTGAAGCAGCAGAGCGACAACTTGTCCGTCAACGAGGTGAGTTCCGTATTCGTATGTCAGGTCTTGGTCGTCCTCTTTGCCAGCAGGTGCTGGAGAAGAAGGGCATCAAGGAAGACATGGAGTACAACACCCTGTTCCGATTTATGTTTGGTGACCTGACAGAATCAATCCTTATGCTTATAATGAAAGAGGCTGGGGTAGATATTGTTGACTACCAACGAGCCGTTCAGTTGCAGGTAGGAGACACACTGGTTAACGGTACTCTTGATGTTATCATCCGTGATGAGTTGGGGGTAGAGAAGGTGTGGGATGTCAAGTCAGCCAGTGACTGGGCATTCAACTACAAGTTTACTGGTATGAACGGTGGATACGAAAAACTAAAAGAGGATGACCCCTTTGGCTATGTCATGCAGGGGTTTCTTTATGCGGAAGCTACAGGCTTACCGTTTGGGGGGTGGATCGTTGTTAACAAGTCTAGTGGTATGGTGGCTATTGTTGAAGTGCCGGATTGGGCGCAGGATGATAAAGAAGCCTACTTAAAAGATGCAGAGGAACGAGTCAAGTTTCTTACCAATCCTGATGTAGAGCCGTTTGTTCCGTTCAAGTCAGAGTTTGAATCTTACAAGCGCAACGGTGAAGTCATACGAACAGGTAACAAAGTTTTACCTAGACAGTGTAACTTGTGTGGGTACAGATCACACTGTTGGCCTGACGCTATTCTACATGGTAAGGTTACTTCCAAAGCAAAGTTTCCACCTACGGTGTGGTACGACAAACTTAAAAATAAGGAAATGTAAAGATGCCGTACCTATTTGTAAAAGACTATGAGGTAGAACTCATGGAGTTAAATAGTGACCTTAGTCATGTGTATATAGAGTCTAGCTCTGGTTCAGGGGGAGAACGTAGGGTAACTCGTTTGCGTTTGCACAATAAGGGACTGCCCTTAACTTTGATTAATCACTACGGTACAGATGGTCACCTAGTCTCTGACACAGAAGCACGAGACATAAAGAAGGTAGAGACTGAGCTACAGCATATCAGTAGAACGTCATTTTCAGGAGCGTATGTATGTGTGCCGATGCACCCTTTGACAAAAGAACTTACCAACATAGAAAAGTATTCACCCAAACTGGCAGGGTACCTAGAAAAAAGATTAATATCGATAGGGGTAACTTTTTGAATAACAAGGTAAAATACAGGTCTAAGTTTGAACTCAATTTGGCACGGACTCTAGTATCCAAGAACGTGACATTCTTTTACGAACAGGATAAGTTTGAATACATACCTGCCCCTCGACACTACACTCCCGACTTTTACTTTCCAGAAACAAACATTTACGTAGAAGCTAAAGGCCACCTAGATAAGGGTGACAGGGTGAAGATGGTACTGATGAAGAAACAACATCCTGAGTTGGATATTCGTTTTGTCTTTATGAATGCCAAGAATAGGATTTACAAGGGAAGCAAAACGACGTATGCTGCTTGGTGTGCAAGATACAACTTTGAATGGGCCGAAGGGTCTATCCCTATGGAGTGGGTAAAAAAATGACCGACGATGTTGAAATACAAAAACAGGTAGAGATAATGTCCCTTTTACCAGACAGATACTACATCATACTTAAGCCCCTTGATGAAGAGAACTTTACCCTGACTGCTTACGATACAACGGATAAAACCTACGAGGATGACTCAGACTACAATCCGGCTATGGTTATACAAGAGGGTATAATGGAGACGGTTAGAGAAGACCTTGAGGATGTGTATGATCGGGGTGCAGCATCAATAAAGTTTAAGATTGCTGCAGAGTCCATGATTGAAGAAGTAGAAGAAGAGTTGAAGAACCAGCACTGTGACAATGTAATTAAAGTTAATTTTGGAAAGAAACAATGAGACACGAGAAGTACATGAAACAAGCTATGCAGCAAAGTGATGTAGGTAGCCCAGAAGACTACCCACCTTCTGCTGATATAGTCAACAGTCCACCACACTACAACCAAACAGGTATCGAGTGCATTGACGCAATCCAAGCGGCGACAGATGATGGGTTTGAATACTACCTACAAGGAAACATCATCAAGTACCTCTGGAGATACCGTTACAAAAACGGAGTTGAAGACCTTAAAAAAGCACAGTGGTACCTAACCAAACTAATCGAAACAAAGGGAGAATAAGAACATGAACAACATGTTGCCAACACCATATCAACAATTTATTCACAAATCACGTTATGCTCGTTGGCTAGACGATGAACAGCGCAGGGAAAATTGGGATGAAACTGTATCCAGATATATTAGCTTTATGGATAATCACGTGTCTGATAAGCACAACTATAAGCTTTCTGATTCATTAAGAAACGAACTTGAAGATGCGATCTTAAGTTTGAAGGTTATGCCTTCCATGAGGGCAACGATGACTTCAGGGCCAGCGTTGGCTCGTGACAATATCTGTGGGTACAACTGTAGTTACATCCCAGTTGATAGTCCCCGTTCATTCGATGAGTGCATGTACATATTGATGTGTGGCACTGGTGTTGGCTTTAGTGTGGAGAGAGAAAATGTTGACAAACTTCCTGTCGTATCTGATAATTTTAGCAGTTCTAGCACTGTAATTAATGTAGCGGATAGTAAGCCGGGATGGGCTAAAGCTTACCGTGAACTGGTTGCACTGCTTTACGCGGGGCAGGTTCCTTCTTGGGATACCTCTGCTATTCGCCCTGCAGGTGCGCGGCTAAAGGTTATGGGTGGTAGAGCTAGTGGTCCCCAGCCGTTGATTGACCTGTTTAACTTCACTATAGAGATATTCAAGAAGGCTGCTGGGCGTAGGTTGTTTCCTATTGAGTGCCACGATCTCATGTGTAAGGTGGGCGAGGTAGTTGTTGTGGGTGGTGTTCGCAGGTCAGCCCTGATTAGCCTATCTAATTTAAATGATGATCAGATGCGCCACGCCAAAGCTGGACAGTGGTGGGAGACAGAGGGGCAACGTGCGTTGGCTAATAACTCTGTAGCCTACAAGACAAAGCCTGAGATGGGTACCTTTATGCGTGAGTGGCTTGCCTTGTACGATAGTAAGTCTGGTGAGCGTGGCATGTTCAATAGGGAAGCAGCAATAAAGCAAGCATCTAAAAACGGAAGACGAATGGTTTCATACAAAGAGAATCCTGTTTTTCCTATGGATTACATACAGTTCGGTACAAATCCTTGCAGTGAGATAATCTTACGCCCATACCAATTTTGTAATTTGTCAGAGGTAGTTGTTCGTGAAAACGATACACTAGAGTCCCTCAAGGATAAGGTTAGACTAGCTACCATTCTTGGTACCCTGCAGTCTACCCTGACTGACTTCAAATATCTTAGGAAAGTGTGGAAGGATAACACAGAGGAAGAAAGGCTACTTGGGGTTTCTTTAACAGGTATCATGGATCATCCTGTGCTGTCTAAGAATGTTGATAGCAAACTGTGGCTGCAACAGATGCGGGACGTAGCGGTGGAAACAAACCGTGAGTACGCAGAGTTACTTGGTATACCTGTTAGTGCAGCAATCACCTGCGTCAAGCCTAGCGGAACTGTTTCGCAGCTTACAGACTCTGCTAGTGGTATCCACGCACGACACAACGATTACTTTATCCGTACTGTTCGTGGTGATAACAAAGACCCCCTAACACAGTTTCTTGTAGACAGCGGCGTACCTGCTGAACGAGATGTGATGAAGCCTGACAACGTAACAGTCTTCAGCTTCCCCATGCAGTCTCCCAAAGGAGCGGTTACCCGTACACAAACTACAGCCATAGAGCAACTTGAGTTGTGGAAGACCTACGCTATACACTGGTGTGAACACAAGCCTTCTATTACTGTGTCTGTAAAAGAAGAGGAGTGGATGGACGTAGGAGCGTGGGTGTATGAGAACTTTGATGTAGCGTCAGGGGTTTCTTTCCTTCCTCACAGTGACCACACTTACCAACAGGCACCCTATCAAGACATAGAGCCTGACGAGTATCTTGAGTGGAAGCAACGCATGGAAGTGGTACACATTGACTGGAACAAACTGACAGAGTTTGAGAAGGAAGATAACACCAGCGGCTCTCGTGAACTTGCCTGTACTGCAGGGGTTTGTGAAGTTGTGGACTTGACAGCAGCATGAATTGCTGGCACTGTACATACGCCTTAACTTGGGGCGGTGACCATGACACAGAGGATGATCCAGATCATTCTATGGTCACCAACCTTAGTTGTTCAAACTGTGGGGCGTTTGTTTTAGTATATTTACCCAGAGACGAGGAAGAAGACGATGACGGATAAAGAGAATGTGGTTATTATAGACGAAGTAGAATACAAGGTAGATGACATGGGTCATGTGGATCAGTATACTGTCATGCAGATACGGGATGTACGTGATCAAATACAGAAGTTAAACTTTAGAATGGCCCAGCTACAGGCATCTCAGTCTACTTTTTTAGCTACGTTAGCCAAGAGTCTTAAGGAAACAAACAGTGATACAGATCAAGATAACACCTGATATAATAGCTCGTGCCAAAAAGAAAGCCGCCTCTGTAGGCATTCTACAGGGCAGCATAACTGGTAGTCTTAGTAATGTGGTGGGGGCTATAGGCGAAGTGATTGTAAAGGACTACGTTGGCGGTACTGATGCCAACAACAAGGACTTTGATCTGCTGGTTGGAAACAAACGGGTGGACGTAAAGACCAAGCGTTGCAACACAACCCCATCACCTAACTACGACTGTTCTGTATCAGCGCACGGAACCAAGCAGGACTGTGATAGCTACGTCTTTGTCCGTATTCTCACGGATCACAGCAAGGCGTGGATTCTTGGTGAGATACCAAAACAAACCTTCTACACAAAAGCAACCCGTTACAAAGTGGGTGACGTAGACCCAAGCAACGGCTTTGTATTCAAGGCTGATTGTTACAATCTAGCAATACAGGAATTAGAACAAGTAGATGGCTAATAAAAGCACAGAGGCTAACCTGTTTACATTTCAGGCTAATCTAAAACAGAATGGCACCATAGAGTTGACTTGGGAAGGAGTCAAGCCAGAGCAGTTTGAATCTGCAATGGTAAAGGGACTACCCCAGTGGGATGGGTCACACTCAACCGCATCCCTTCTACGTTACCTTCGGTCTATGGCAGATGAGATGATGGAGAAGTCTAGAAACTACATCTAGGCTTTCTTGCTTTTCTTCATGTTCTTTTGTATTGCTGCTTGGCGTTTCTTTTCGTAGCCAGACATTTTGCCGTCGTTATCAAGGTCACCAAGCATAGCCTTACCACCTACTGCCATCCGCAACTTTGGAGTCTGCATCATAGCAGTTTGCATCTGATTCATGTCACCTGATGTCATGGTGTTGTTCTGCATCATGTTCTGTTGTGGCTGACTTGCTGACATCGTACCGCCCCCGTAAGCTTTCTTGCGGGGTTTTTTCATGGCTGTACCACCGTACATCATTGGTTTGCGGCGGGACATACCGCCATACATCATTCCCTTACGAGGGCCGTTATTGTACTGTTTCATTTTGTGTCCTCTGTTGTTCTTGCTCTGCAGCAATGATTGCCTGTTGTGGTACAAAGTATTCAGCTTTGACTCCCTTTTTTGCCATCTCTCTAGCTAAAAATGATTTTAGTATTGTGCCTAGTGTTTTAATCTCATCTTTTTCTACTTGTCCGGGAGTCTCAAGTATCTTCTGCATTATCTTTGCTGCTTCTTTATCTGATGCCGCAAGACTCAAAGCGTTTATATCATTCTGTCCCATGAGACGAACTGCAAACTCAGCAGCGACGTAAGTAGGACTAACCATACCTCGTGCAATATTAAAGGCACGACTTATAAGCTCGTTCGGAGATATACCTCGCATCTGTCCCTTTGGTTTGAAAGCACTGGCAGCAGTTCCTGATGCGTACATCATGTACTCACCAATGTCCTGCAGGAAAGCAATGTGATCTTCATCCATAAACTCTTCAAGGATTTGTGTGACATTAGGGTTGTCTAAGTCAGAAACAATAGTGGCGGCTTCCGTTAGAGTATTGACAGTTCTTTTTGTACCATCCAAAGCTTTAAAAGTTATTTGTTCGTTTGGTGCTACTCCTGCTCGTTTTAACAAGCCATTGGTCAGCATGTATATCATGCCCTGCTTAAACTCTTCTTGAGCAGCTTCGACAGTCATGTCACCATTCTTGGTTACAGCTTCAATAAAGTTTGCTTTCAATCCCCGCACGAGTTCAACGTCATTATTCAAAATGTAATTCTCGTAAAACTCTAGGGGGTTCTTAGTGCCGGACAATTGTTCAAACTCTTTTACTACTCGTGAGTCTAAGTCTATTGCTGTCTGGCCCATAGTTGCTGAGTTGTCTATTTGGTTGTTTAGATCGTCAACAAATCGTCGGTGATCTGCTCTTGTGCTTGCACTTACAGCGAGGATGTCAACAATATCATTTTCAGTTGAAACCATATCACTTATATCAAATAACGGACGGGACACTACATCGTCAACAAGCTCCCCGCCTTGATCTACAGGTTGTTTCACATTCACTTGTATTGCAGGAAGAACATTGTCTAGCAAGTTTACTCTTGCGCTAAAATCGTAGTCACCTGACTGTATGTCACCACCAATAAGGTTCTGTCGTGTAGCCGCAGAGAGTCCCCTTTCTTTTGCTGCACCCCAATACTCGTACAAATTAACTCTGACTAAGTTAGCTACGTTTTCAAACTTAGCACGACCCCGTTCAGTTGTTAAATCAAACACAATATTTCCTGCATCATCCCTGTCTCCCCAGAAACGAGCTAGGTCTTCTATCATAATCTTTACTCTATCTGCGGCAAACTCTTTACCCTCTACGGCATCATTTATAGCTTTTCCTAAATCCCTGTGCCAAGTTTCGGGTTCCATACCTAGCTTGTATGGTCGTTTGTAGCCATTGGGGATTTTAGTAACAAACTCTGGACCCGTGCTTGATTTCAGTATTTTCTCACCCCCACTAGAAGGTCGTGTCGGATCAAAGATTAAATCACGGTAAGTATCTCGTGCAGCCTGAACTTCTTTAAATACTCTGGGGTTAGCTCGTAGGGAACTTTCTATAGAGTCAGCAAAGTCACTGAACGGCTTGGCTTCCTTCTTGTCTGTCTTTGACGATGCTACTTTGTCAAGGTGGCGACGAACTTCATCTAGCTCAAACGGCTTTGCAGAGAAGGGAGCAAACTGACTTCCCTCTTTCTTACCGAAGTGTAGGGCTAAGTCTATGTAGGATACATCTCCTACTTCACCCAAGAAGTCATCCCCTGATGCTGGGTTTGTTACCCACTGCATTAACTCACTCAAGTCTTCATCGTCTAGTTGCATGTTCTTTCTGAGGGAACGTTCTGCCATGTCGTTAAAGGCATTGTACGCCATTCTGCCAGACCTGCTATTTAAAAAGTCTGCATTTGGATCAAACAAACCACGCAAGTCTTTAGCTTCTATAACGCCCTGAGTATCAGTGAATGCAGTAACTGCCCCTGATATATCTATGCTCTCATCCCCTATTGCTTCATCAGCTTTAGTGTATGCGTTTCGAGCAGTGGCGTATATAGAAGACATGTGAACGTCGTATATGTCTTCCTGTAGTAAGCCTATTTGCCTACGAAAATCAGGTGATCCCTTCATGTCAAACACAATTTTGGAACGTTCGTTTATTCTGTTACGAACATCTGTTGTTGTCTGGAGAATAATCTCACGCTGCTGTTCAATACTATCCCTAGCACCGGGAACTAGTGCAATCTCCAGTTCTGCCAGCCTGTTAACAATGTCCTTGTCTATGTCAACATCAGGATCAGAAAGCATGTTTATTTTGTAATCACGAAGAAGATTAAGGTACTCTATCTTTCGTTCTTGTATCTGCAAACGCTGTTTGTCTGCAGCCCCTTGAAAGTTCTTTACCCAACCAGCAAGAAACTTACTGTCTTCAGTGTCAACTCCTGATGTTTCTTTTATCATTTTCTGGAGTTGTTCTATAGCTGTTGATGCTATGTCCAAAGAGTTTTCACTCTGTAGTTGAAATTCAACAGCCTCTTGGATACCCTCTGGGCTTAACTTTTTAAGAGAAGAGACTTCTAAAGCCTGTAGCGGAGCAAGACCTGATATGTGAGCAAAAGAAAGTTTGAATACCTCTGCGGCCTTCTCTCTTTGTTCTCCCTCTGGAAACCTGTTAACAATACGATCCCTTAGTTCGTTGTAGTTTTCAATGGATTTATACACGTTCTCCCGCTGTTCAACGGTCATGCCTTTCATCAGTTTATCAAGAAGATCAAAGGAAGCAACCTCTCCCTTTTCTAATGGCCTACCGATTGCCTGTTCTAGTTCAGCAATGCTTCTGTTTGTAAACAACCCCTTTGGAGCAAGGCTCACATCCTCAATCATTTGAACCATGTTCATGCCGATTACACCTGCGTTACCCCCACTAATAAAGTTCACCACTTTAAAGGGAGTAGCCACTGTCATCTTAATGGCGGGTTTGCCTACAAATGCAAATCCTAATGCCCCAAATATTTCCCCTGATCCCTCACTTAAACCAACCATAGGAAACAAATTGGCTCCGGCTGTCTGCCCTATGGCGACAACTGCCTCATCAACCATCAGGCTAAACATGTAGGGATTACTTGCGCCACCAAAATTGATGCGATTCCTACGACTGTTAAGAGCTTCTATCTCTCCGTCAATAACTTTTGCATCTTGAATGCGTTGAGTCTTGGGTACTTTTTGGTTGTTTAACGCCTTATCTCTGCGCTTGTTTGCATCCTTTAGCCTTGTGTCTATATTCTTTAAGGCATCTCGTGCAGATTGATTTGCTTCTACGTTACCAATAGCTCCCCGATTGTTAAAGGATTGACCTATTCTAGCCGTTGCTTTTCTCCAACTTCGAGTAAATAGGTTTCGCTTTTCTTCAATCTCAATTTTACGAAGCAAACTAACTCTATCTAAGTTGCTGAATTGTGGATTCGTCTCTAAGTATTTATCAACCTTTTTAATTTGGCGTCCACCCTTTGCAAGGTGCATCTTTCCTAGCACCCCACTCACAGGAGCGTTTTGCACTACAAAGGATGCGAACTGTTCATCAACAGGTAGCTCTCTAAATCCAAATGTTAAAAGCTGATCCCCTAACTCAGAAGGAACCAACTCGTTTTCAATTTGACCCAAGCCCTCTAGCGTTGGTGCGTAGTCTTGATCAAAAACATCCTGCCCGTACTTCTCAATAAATTTTTCTTTTATAAGTCGATTTAACTTTATACCGTACGTTGCGTCTACGCCGTATTCTCTTAGTGTTTGTCTGCCCTTTGCAAATACTGTAGCAACTTGGCCTTTTCTTTTTGCAAAGGCTTCACTGAAGGTTACGTCACCATCTTTAAAAAGGTCTAGTGGGCCTGACTCCAATACTGATGGTGCAACAAACCTAGCCAATACTTCCAAGTAGTCGTCTACGTTAGCAATAAATCTAGGAATCTCTCTAAGCTGCCGCCCTGTTTCGTTAAAGAACTCTCCTGTTTCAAAATGATCGATTAGTAAGTTACGAACTCTTTCATCAGGAATCTTACCCTCAAGAAACGAAAACAACCGTGTGCGGTTTTCTGCGTATCCTTTCATAGCTTGAGTTTGTTTTGGAGTGAGGTCCGATGGTAAATCCATCTTAAAACCTGTATCAGTCTGTACTGTTCCTGCAATGGGCTGGGATTTTGAAGGAACAATTCCTGCCATGTCAATCCTAGAGCGAATAGAATTTTGAGCGGCAGTGTCTCCACTCAAGGCTAAGTCTATCTGTGTTTGTGGAATTTCAAACCCACCCACCATACGACTAGAGCCTGTAATAACCTGCTCGTAAGTAGGAGTTTCTACAGTGGGTGTTTCAAGCATAGCCGCCGCTATTGGCTGCATAGCTGGTGAAAGATTTGCTTCTGGAGTTCTTTGTGGTTCAGCCATGTTTTAAAGCCCAACTTTCAGTGGTACAAATCTGCCGTTTAATACGGTATATTTTCCGGGCAGTTTATTTCCGGTTGATTTTTCTATCAACTCAAAGCCTACTCTGTTGTTCCCGCCCGGTATCATTGTAACAAGTTTAGGGTCTATTCCCTCTGCCTGTTGTGTTTCTGGTGGTTTACCCTTATCTTCTGTAGGCGAAGCAGCATCCTCGCCAGTAACAGCAGGAGCAGGAGCAGCCTCACTAGTAACAGAAGGAGCAGGAACTTCATTGGCAACAGCGGGAGCAGCAGCAGCCCCACTAGTAACATCAGAAGGAGCAGCAGGAGCAGCGGTAACAGATTGACCTTTAGGAACAACATTTATAACGCTGCCATCAACATCTACGTACACTGCACCGCCCTTGCCATCAGGGTTAGGTATAGCAGCCCCTGTATCATCAGTGGCTATGAATGCTTGCCCACCGCTTTCAGAAACAAACTGAGTAGATATGTTAGCTGGATTAGGTGGGGAGTACGTTGTGGTTGCAGGTGTAATCTGACCCTCAAACTGTGAAAAGCTAGTAAACCCTGCTCTTTTAGCCAGCCTATCTACTGCAATAATACCCTTAATAAGCTTCTTGGAACCCGCACTTGCTTTTCCACCAGCGTCACCTACTAACTCAATTATAGCTCCATATCTAGCTTGCTTTGTTTCAAAGTCACGTATTGATTCTTGAATACGAGCTTTCATAGCCGCAATCGTGTCGGTGTTCTTGCCCAGCCTTTGGAGTTGAGCTTCAATGTCTTGGTTAGACAAACGACCAGAGGGGTCAGCAGCACGAGCCATTTGGAAAGCGAGAGAAATACGAATTGCTTCAAACCGTGCATACCTTGCTCCGGCTTCTTCAATAGACTCTCCCTCTCTTGCGTTGCTTCTTCCTCTTTGTCTTGCCGCTTCTACGCTGCCGTTTAAGTCCTGTATAAAACCTTCAGTTACAAACTTAACTTTGTCGCCATTCTCATCAACTTCATTTGCATTAACAAGTCTGGCTCCTTCAGCATCAGAAACAATATTTGACTGAGGGATAAGGGTGCTAACATTAGTTCTATTTAACTGCGCGGTATCTCCCCCCACAAAGGCAGAGAATATAGCTCCTACACTTGCAAGCTTACCCTTGATATTGTCCACTGCAGCAGGTCCAGCAAAGTCTGTTTCAACCATGTTCAACAAGCCGTAGAGTCCAGTCTCTCCACCCTCAACGCCAAGAACGTCTACGATTTCATTGTTAAATGTAACGAGCTTGTTAAAGTCATTTTCTTTAGCAGATCGTCCAAACAGTTCTTGGGAAGCAAACAGCTTATTTGTTATATTCTTATCCACCCGTGCTATACCATCAGCAGGGTTCCAGTTCGGCAACTCTTGGAATGCCCCCAGTACGTAGGCTACACCTACTGCACTTGACTTTCCATCATCGTTTGCTATCTTTTCAGTCACTGCTTTAAGAAGCTGGTTTGCGGTACTCGTATCCATAGTAGAAATAGACATAGGAGTGTTAGGAAGTTTCATACCAGCATCTGTATAGTCTTGTGCTATATCTCTAGCAGCATTAAACCAAGTCTGTCGAGTGTTTAAGGGTATACCTGCGGTTAAATTAGTGTAGCCAGCCCACGCTGCAGGTAGGTTGTCACTACTCGCTCCTAAAGCCTTACCCATCGTGGTATAGCCCTGTCCAAATTCATCCGTGTTACCCATAGTTATCATTTGACCCGGATCAACATCGTCAACGAGAGTTGGTTGTCCCATTTCACCAGTGGCTATAGAACTTAAAACACTATAATTCGGGTTCTTAGTTCTAACTTTCATTATTTCATTAAAGTTTTTCATACCAGAAAATATAGATGTGTCTAATGCTACGTTGGCTCCTTCTGCTCTTTTTACATTAAAATCGTTAAAGATAAGACCACCATGTGCCTTATACAAACCTTCAATTTCAAAAAGAAGACTGTCGGGAGCAGACGCAAGTTTCATCATAGATTTTTTGCTACCTAACAGACGGCTATTTAATTCTGTAATAGCAGCGTAACTATCTCCTGAGGCTCCAAACTTACGAACATCAACCCCCATCCCAAACTTAAAATCACCTGATCCAACCACAGATTCATAGTCACCTATACTGTTGATGGTACCCTGCAATTTGGCAAAGTCTATATCAATCCCGTCAGTCTTCCTGCCAAACATGTCGATAGGCTTACGCTCTTTAAGTTGTTGACGAGCAGACTTGATAAGTGCAAAAGCACCTGATGTATCCTTCTTGGGATCAAGGCTGGCTGTAAAAGCAGCCGTTTCAAAGCCATCTATTTTAGCTTGTTCAGCTAACCGACTAGCTTCTTCCTTTTCTATATTCTTAGTAAAGCCCTTAACAAGACCTGTTGCAAATGCGGCACCAATACCCATCCTATTCAGCCTCTTCTTCTACGGGGTTCATGTTCATAAAGTTGTCTTCTTCAGGCTCTTCAGGAATGTAGCCCTTCCTGATCTGCTGGTTTATTTCTTCGCTTATGTAGCTAAACATACCGGGGTTGTTTTGTTTCATCATACGGAAGAAAGTATCGTCATCCATTTCGTCTCGTTCTAGTTCGTCATCATTTTCAAACAGACGGTAAGGAATGCCTTCTTCTTCTGCCATACCAGCTAGTGCCATTGTAAGTGGACCCTTTATAAGCAGCCCCACATCAGGACTAAAACGACCCTCTGAAAATCCTTGAAAGACATATCCTTCAACAAGAACCTCAATAGACGCACCTACAACAAGTAGCTTCATCAACTCTCGCTTGTTCTTCTTAGAACTAAGAGACTTAATAGCCTTCTTCAAAACAACTTCAGGATCAGCGTCTACAGCGGGGCTACCCCACGGATAGTTTTGATTGTCCTGAGTTAAACTGTATCCGGGAGGGGCTTTTGAAAAGGGGTCTTTTGCTTCGACGCTACCTCTTGGGGCTTCATTCTGATCTATCCTCATGTGATACCTACCTCACCCTTCAACACACCCTTTGAAAGGACTTGTGTTTTACGCCCTGAAGCAACAGTTGGTTGTACGTCAACTCCGGCTGCTGCCCGTAAATTTGAAACGTGGGGATTATTAGAGTTCATAAGTGTTTCCCAGTATCTAGCTACTTCTGGTGCTTGGTATAATTGTTGCTGAAGGGGTGCCATGTCTATATCAGCCATTGGTGTGCCGCGAGTTAGTTGGCTAATAGAACGAGGACGAACATCAGGAGCTTGTGAGAATGCTTTCGCTCTACTTCCATCTGCATTCTTTTGGGACTCTAAAAACATACTGGCACCCTTTTGTAAGAATCCCAGCGCACTTACACTTCTTCCTGCCCCCTCATTGTATTCAGGATGTCCCGGTCCCGGTCCTTTACCCCCGCCAAACAAACTACTACCTACCTGAAATAGTGTAAGCAGTGTACCTGCCGTACTAAAAATACTCATCTAATTTTTCCTTAACTATTTGCAATCCATGCTGCAATCCAGTTACCTACCCCTGCAGCAAGGTTATCTTTTTGCTGTTGACTGTAAATCTTTTGACTGTTAGCAAATTCCATAGCCATAATACCAACTTCATGCTGCCTCTGAATTGCAGATTCAGACTTATTAAAGTTCCAAGCAGCATTGTCACGGTACTGTTGCCACAAATTGTTCATTGCATTTTGAGTTGCGTTAAAAGTGTTTTGAACGTTTTGTCGGTTAGCTTCGTTTGTGGCTGCAGTGTTTGCTGTGTTGACTTGTCTACGCCATTGTGTGTTTGATTGATCAACGGCAAATTTCATGTTGGCATTGAATTTGTTACGAGCATCACTTATAGTTGAGTTAAACTGGTTTGTTGCGTTTGTTTCTCCTGCATTAAACTGGTTCATGGCTGCAGTACGATTAGCATTTGCTGTTTCAACTTGAGAACCAAGTTCGGAAAAGAACTGTTCAACTTGTGCTTCATTCTTTGCGTTAAATTGTTGACGGGCATTATCTTCTGCAGCATCCTTAAACAAACCCTGTGTCAAGGCGTTGTAGCTAAGAGTGTTTGCTTGTTGCCGCGCATCAAGGTTTTTTGTTTCAATAGCCAGAAGAGACTGTGCGTTAGTTACAGCAGAAGTAAGTCTCGCACTTAAATTTGCTTTGTCCATTGCAGCAAAAGTTGCAGCGTTAGATAGTGCCATTTGCTGTTCGTTGTTTAAGTTTGCAAGTTGAATGTTTGCATACTTCTTTGCATCATCAGCAGCAATGACTACGCCAGATTCCATGACTGCTTGTGTCATAGCAGCAGCAGCCATGCTAGAACCACCCAAACCTCTAGCTTGCATAATGCCGCTTATCTTACGAACAGCAGGAGCCGCCCACGGGGGAAGAGGCTGACCCTGTTGGATGCCAGCAAGTAACTGCGACATTTGATATTGGGTTGTTGCCTGTTGGTCAAGCTGCTGGGTAGCAGCGGTTCCAATTGCACCTGCAGACGGACCTGACTGAACCCCTGTCATATCAACCTGTACGGGTTGAGTGATTTGAGAGCCAGTCATTGTTCCTATATTAGGAGTGACGTTAGTAGTTGCTGCAACAGTTCCTGTAGCTGTTCCTTGAGCAGGAAGAGGAGCTATAGTACCTGTGGTGCTTGCTAATGATGGATTAACAACAGTGGGGGCAGCTATTTGAGTTCCTGATTGAATTTCATTTGGATCAACTACTTGTGCTGTCGGTGCTGCTGCCGGAATGCCTGAACCCGCTAAAGCACCAACTTCGGCCTGTAGTTCTTTATCTGTGGTTATTGTTGCCATAGATTAGTCTTTCTGTAACACACGGTCTAGCTTGTCTTCTACACGATGTAATGCTTCCATAACACGGCTCATGTCTTCTCGCACTTCAGTACGTGTGACATACT